AAACCCATGGAATCGCTTCCATGGGTTTTTAACTCCTGATAACAACTATTAATCTGAACTTGGTTTTGGCTTGTGAACGCTAACTGGATGGTGTCGCTCAACATCATCAATTTCTTCCCAGCGACTTTCTTCCTCTAGCCAGTACTCAACGTCAACATCATCTTTTTGACCCACGATTTGTCCGTAGACCACGTGATACTCATGCTTCGAGTTCACGGGTACACCTGCAGCCAAAAGGGCACGAGGCGGTACCATCTTGGTTGGATCGTTGTCGTAGGTACGAATGATCTTGGCGATTCGAATTGGATCAATCCTTGATTCGGAAACGAGCTTGTGATCTCTCACAGAGGAATACTCTTCACGAATGATCTGCTGGAGGTTTGACAACGAGAGCTTCATAGTCAGTAATTATACAGCTTTTTCAAAATTTGTTCTTTTTTTTACAAATTAATCACGCACCCGTGGATCCAAAACCGCCAGATGAACGCCTGGTCGGTTCTAAATCCGTGCTACGAACACTGGAAAAAACTACCGGGATGACAGGTGCAAATACAAGCTGCGCGATCCTGTCACCCTTATTCACAAGAAAATCATTCTTTCCCATGTTAGCAAGGATGACCTTAACCTCCCCCCTGTAATCGCTATCGAGGGTCCCGATCCCATTTAGGACGAACACTCCCTCCTTGGCTGCCAGCCCTGACCTTGACCTGACCTGGCATTCGTAACCCTTGGGAATTTCCATCGAAAGTCCTGTCGGCACTATAGCCCAACTGCCCTTTGGAATACATACATCCTCTGAAGCGGTTACATCACAACCAGCTGCACCAGCAGATGCATACCTAGGCTGCGTCTCCCCGACATACTTGACAGTCAAGATCCTGTCTTCATAACCATCCGTATCAATCATCTGTCGTCGTCTCCTCATCTTCATCTGGCTCAACTTCTTCCATGTCATCCTGACCATTTGTGATGAGAGCGCAATCGATGACCTTATCGACAAACGGCTTGTATGCTGGGTCTCTCATGACGTCTCCGAAGTCGTTCTTATAGAACTTCTTCTCAACGATGATCTCTCCCGTCGAAGAATCAGAGACAACCAACTCTTTCCATGAACTTGTTCCAGCGATGGAAACATCTACATTTCGTGTTACCTTCTTTGAATCAGTCCATGACATGGAAACCTTGTTCTTTTCGCACCACGCTCGGCACTCGTCAAAAAGATACTCATGCTCCACGATACCCTTCCCAAAGTGGATGTCAAATTCGCACTTACGGAAAGGAGGCGCTACCTTGTTCTTCTTGATGGAGATAGTCGTGTGAATACCGATGATATTCCCGGCTTTATCCTTGATCGGACTACCGCTACCAAGCCGGATTCTCACTGAGGCATGGAAAGGAAGCGACTTTCCGCCAGGGCTCACGAGGGGATCGCCATGCATGACGCCGATAGACTCTCTCAACTGATTGATGCAAATAAGAGTCACGTGGTTCTGACCGATCACACCTGTGATCTTACGGAAACCCTTGCTCAAAACACGAGCCTGCAAGCCGACAGTGTTCTGATCATAATCACCCTCGAGCTCTGCCTTCGGAGAAGACGCCGCGACGGAGTCCCAAATCACAAGAATTGGCACGTTCTTATCAACAAGCTGCTTTGCCTTAGTGACTGTACTCTCGATGATCGCAAACACCTCTTCGGTGCAGTGAGTATCGCAATACACAAACCTCTTGGAGATGTCGATTCCCATGTGGCGAAGCTTTTGAATTGGCGTCGCATTTTCGGTATCAACATACACCACAAGCCCGCCCAAAGACTGAGTTACTGCTGCGGCATGATATGCAAGGTGAGACTTGCCAGAAGATGGAAGACCTGAGATCTCAATGATTCGACCTTCAGGATAACCCCCACCCATTGCATTGCGAATCGCATAGTTAAGCTGGATAGAACCTGTATCAATCCAACGCTTTACAAGGGTTGGCGCTTCATCTACGCTTAGATTATAAGCCACTCTTTGCCCAAACTCTTTGTTAAGCTGCTTGATAAGATCGGCAGTGAGATTATCAATCTCATCACTACCCTTCTTCTTCGGCAGCTTTTCAGGAGTTTCGGCTGGAGCGGCAACTTTTGGTGTTGCCTTTGCCATTTTTTACTCCTTAGTCGTCGTTCATCAGGTCTTCAAAAGCCTCGTCCAGTGTCTGCTTACGTGCAGGAGCAGGCTCACTTACTACCTTCGCGGCAGGAGCAGCGGACTTAACATCATCAATAAGATCATCCAAAGCGTTGGAGTTGATGGCTGGGCCCCTAGTGGTCCCCTCATCTACGACATTCGGGGTAGTATCACCATTCAGCCATGCATTGAGAACTGTCTCAATTTCTTCTCGCGACTTGAGTCGATACATGTCATCAATGTTTGGAACGGCGTCCATCCACTTCTTTACAGTGACAGGATCATCATGAATCTTTGTGGGTCTACCCTTGCAGTCGACCACTGTGTCCTGAAACTGCTTGCCTGGTGGCTGTGTAATGGTGACCTTAAGATCGAATCCCTCATTCGGATCCAGAATGTCGCCATAATCCTCATCAATAAAAAAGCTGAGGAGCCGCTGATAAACAATCTTGCCAAAGGACCAGACCATCGGTCCCTTGTCTTCCTGGCCACGAACAATGACTGGTGCATATGCACGCATCTTAGACTGAAGCTGCTTTGCAAGCGTACGGTCATCTGGCTTGCCTGAATTGTAAAGCTTGCGAATCAGATCATCAATCGGATCTGGCTTGCCGAACTGCTTGGGGGCAAGAATACCTGCATTGTTACCGATGTAATAGAACCACCTTTCGATAAAAGGCTGACCCTCTGCTGCGGTCTTCCATGGAAGGCATCGAATCTTGTACTCACCCACGCCTGGCTTCCAAAGCTGGACGTTTGAAGTCTTCTTCACACCACTGAGCTCCGCCATTCGGCGACGAATGGCCTCTAAATCAACCGCCATAATTCCTATTCCTCTTCCTCTTTTTGGTAAGAAACTTTCCACTACCTTGTGGATTGTCTCTAACCTAAACTGAATTCCGCTTAAAGTTCAAGTTTAACTTGAGATTTTTGTCAGCTCCATTCTTTCTTAGGTCCGGGGGAATCCCCTCCCATGTGACCTACAATGGCTCCGCCGCCTGCGGCAGAAAACTCGCTGACTTTTGTGCTGCCCTTCTTTTTGTCAGAAGACTTCTTTTTCTTTTTTGAAGAATCCCCTTTCTTTCCAGCTGGCGATAACAGCTGGTTTCCGACCCTGGGATTTCCGACTTCAATCATAAGAGAGATGTATTCTTTTAGAAGGGAGTGACTCATGAAATAAATATGAACGTCACGCCAAAACGACCTTAGAACGTATGAGCCCTAAGGTCTCTGTGATCTTTCTATCGAGTTCTTTCTTGAGATTCTCAGAGTGCGCCGCTACTTCAGAAGCCCTCAATTCCTCAAGTAGCGCCCAGGCTGAACCTGCTTCATCCCTTAAGACCTTAATCAGCACGATGGCTGATTGCAAGGCGTTAAACATCTCGAAAGGTTCTGTCCAGGAGTGCACGCTCTCAAGCTCTTTGAGCTTTTCTTCGATCTCACTCACTTGAACTCTCCCTTTTCCTGTCGGGTCGAGATGTAGTCGGCAATCATGACCACATGAGCCAGCAGGGGTTCCTTCAGACAATACGACTTATTTTCGTCAAGTACAAACCCATCGTTCAAAAGAATCGCGAGGTACTCGTCTGTCTTCAAGTGCAATCCATAATACTGGCACAGAAACACGCTACGCTGCGGCGTCTTCATGTGCATCATATCTTTATTGTACTTATACATTTCTCCGAGCTTTTCACGATGCCAATCAGAATCCTGGGGAATATAGTAGTCCGCGAAATTTCCATCGTTGGACGGAACCCCTAGCTTACCGATGTCATGGAACAGGCAACCGATGATGAGAGAATCTTTCGGCAGCGACCACCCGAATCCTTTGGAGTATGTCAAGGCATTTTGAAGAACGCGGAGAGAATGATCTACCAGGCCACCAGGCTCAGCAAGGTGATAGTCTTTTCTTGAGGATGCGGGACACAACGCAAGGCGCTCTCCCATCTCATCGACAAACTTTAAAGCTGCTTCGGACCTGTCGCCCAGCTTTTCGCACAAGGAACGAAACTTGTTGTAATTCTGCTCAATCTGTTCTGCTGTAAGTGTCATATATCAATTGTATGATACTCAACTTCAATTGTGCAATTTACCCAATAATTTCTGGTTTAATCGGGAAAACCTGAACGTATCCTGGGACTTTCACATCTTTAATCGAAAGAATGTGCGGAACGTCTTCCGGCGCGACATCAAGAATGAGAGCATCATGCAAGACGAATATCGGTCTTACACCAGGCCTAGACTCTAGCTCACGAACTATATTGGAAAATCCAAGAAATGCGACGTCTGCGCCAGTGGACTGTGCGTATGAGTTCACAAAGATGTGATCGAGCGGGTCTTCGATAGCAACACGCCTACCATAGCGGTTAGTGATGCATCCTGTCCTCAAGAACTCATCTTTCACGCGCTTCTTGAGTTCGTTGGTCTTGAAATAAGCCTTAACTTTAAAAACAAAATTGTCGAGGTCCTGACCACTTATACCGAGGACCTTTCCCAAGGCTGTCTTGCTCGAGCCATACAACTCAGAGATAACGGCGCCTTTGGCTGCTTTTCTGTCTACGCTGCCACCAAACACCTCAGAAGAAATGTGTGCATACAGATCGACATCTGGGCAGCTCCCGCCTGCTTCATACAGTAGGACTCTGGCTTCAAGTGCAGAAAAGTCAAGTGATATGATCTTACCATTGGCACGACTTGGCACTATCATGTCCCTGTACTGCTTCTTTATCGTCAAGATATTAGGTCCTGCCTGAACAGTGAGACGACCTGTACGCGTGCCGAATCTATCATAGACTACAGGCGTCGCAAAACCGTCAATTCCAGGCTTGAAGCCGTCTACGACACGATGATTCATCCCGCTCTCTTCTAAGATTTGCTCGAACCTCCGACGATCAACTCGAGGAGCCACAAGAGACCTCAAAACATGCGACTGAGGCACCCACGCTGACTCGTAGAAGCCACGATTTAATGTGGGGAATGTTTCCTTCAGCAAATTTACGAGCCTCTTCACGAAAGATCTGTGGGCATCAGAGGGCATGATGAGAGACCATGGAAGTTGCCGGGTCGACCCAGGCACGAGCGACCCCATGGCGGAGACAAACTTTTGGGGAGGTGTGATGTCTACTTCAGCACCATTCAACTTCAAAAGTGTGTCTAGACAGCGGTCAGAGTGTGTCTTCGGAAATCCAGATAAATGCCAACAGTTAGAGGGTATAGTAGAGGACCAAAGATAGCCTTCATCTAAGATGAGGTGCTTCTCTGTACCAAGGACACTTGAATCTATGCAAATTTGTTCCAATAACATCGTTATATCATGCAAAATTCGAAATTTACAAAATTACTTTTGCTTGTTGTTTTGCTCCGTCGCCTCAAGCTTTTCGACAGTATCTTTGATCTGATCGAGGACTGTGGGCGCGGACTCATACACACCGTAGGAATCGTAGAAGGCGAAGTTAAGATTCGACTCGAATTTGCCGGGAGAAAATGTGTGTGTGATGCCCGAGACGCCGTAGACATTGTCGATAGACGTGCCTGTGTTCATGTCGACAAAAAACATCTGCGTAAACCCCACTATCGGGATTCCCATCGTGCGCATCGACAATTGAGCGGGTATCACTCGTAGGGGAAGGTTGCCGGGACCTGAGCCCCTCGGCGTCGACGTAACCGAGTCACTTTTACCCATCCCGATCATCTGTATCGACGCGAGCTTTGGGTCGCTGTTCGTCGCCATCGACACGTCCAAGATTGCGCTGCCGTTTGAGCCCGGTATCAAGGTGGGAATCTTTCTTGAAACATACCGTTTGACCGTATCCCAGTCACCTTTTCCGCCTGTCGTCGTCATGTACTCAGCCTGCACTCTTCCGCTGTTGGCGAGTTCAGTGATCTGAGACTCAACTTTTCCGTCAGACTCTTTGCTGTTTTGCGTCTCTCCGGCCATCGATGTGAAATCTATCTCTGACTGCTGATTTCTGAGGTACGGATCGAACGGATCGTATGTCTCTATAAATTTAGAACCGTCCTGAGTCTTTAAAAAATTCGTGACTTTGCGATATGGGTTGGCACCCTTGTCATAGACATGCACCTTCAAGATTCTATCTGATGTGCTTCCGTGTGGCATGCGGATTGCG